GAGGAAACTCGTAAACTTTATCGTATTGGAAGGGGAGAGCAAGGAGTTTTATTGGTTCGCCCTTATACTAACGATATCTGTGCTCATTGGAGATTTAAGACACCAGAGATTGCAGTAAAGTCTTCTAATAAGATATTTGCCATGTATCTTGATTACCGAGATGAAAAAGATTTCATCGGTATGGATATGTGTCGTAAGTTTTTAGAGATGGGTTTTACACGTTCAAGACGTTATGCTAATCATCGCACAGGCAAGAAATATGACGATGAAGGTAACGTAAGACCCCAAGAACCAGATCATGCTACTTGTGATTTTGCTAAATCCGCACAAATATTTAAGAAAGTTAGAGATATAGTTGCATACAATGATACATACAAATGTATGCGAAAACAATGGAGAGCAGCAGAATGACTCAACCTTCATCCTATCACATATATTTTGGAGATAAAGTTTTGTTTAAAAACCTAACCCTTGAAGAATTTGAACTAATTTGGAAAAAATTATATACTTCTTATTGGAAAGATGAAATTACTTACTCTGTGTGTTTTGAACCAGAGTATATGACAGACGAGGTATCTTTTTGACCGAATATGAAAGACGAGCAGAAGACCCCTGTTGGCAGCATAAACAAGAGTGTATCGCAATGTTCACCCTCGATTCACACAACACTTCTTACATATATCGAAGAGAAGATGGCACATATTACTGGCAGCATTGTAGAAAGGAAGCGGAAGACGACCTCTTTGTAGATGCTGATGGGTTGCAACTAGAACTTCTAGGTAATCCTGTACTATCTAAAGAATTTATTTTTAAAGCAATATTTTATTAATAACCGCCACCGTATCCCGATCCAGAAGATCCAGATCCAGAAGAGCTGCTAGAACTTGAACTAGAACTGCTAGAACTAGAGGAGGAACTAGAAGAAGAACTACTGCTGGAACTCGAACTGGTTGAACTGGTCGAACTGGTTGATGAGTATGCTTGTTGGTTACTGACATCGCCAATATTGGTAGTTGTGCCTGTACTACTTACTGTAGTTGTTGAAGAAGATACACCTGCTGTTGTAGGACCATTATCAAATGATGTAACTGCTCCTGTTGGTTGTGTTCTCAGAGTTGATGTCTGAGCAGCGATGCTACCTGCCTGATTTGTAAATCTAGAAGCAATACTGAGAGGTGTTTTCTTATTACCTTGATCATCCAATTCAGCATGTGGTAGATATGCAAGTAGTTCACTAAACTCATCTAAAATTTTATTAACTACACCTGCTGTTGGAATGTTTATAAAACGTTTTTGTTCATTTATAAAGGTTTCATGTTCATAGTTACTTACAGGATATATTGATTGTGATTCACCTAAAATTGTGCCATCTGGTAAAACTGTTCTCCAAGTAGAGTTAACTTCAATACCTTCTTTTACAATTACTGTTTCATTATATAATGCCTCTTGAGTCTCATAATGATGAACAGAGTCAGGATCTGCATACTTACTTTTAACATATTCTTGTAATTCTATTTCTGTCTTTGGCCACTGTTCGTATACATCTGTAATGTTGTTTACTAATAAAATTATCCAATCCATAAATGGATCATCAAATAATGATTGTGCTACGTCACAAGGTTTTAATCCTTCTGGAATTTGTGCTCTTTCCCAATTATTTGTATACTTAGCTAAACCCTCCCTTATTTCAACTCTCCTAAAAATATTTTTTACCAAACGATATCTATAGGACTGATCAGTTGTTACACCTTCAGCAACATATACATTTGGGAATCTTGAAAAATAAGACATTAGTAACCTACCCTGACATCTCCCTGATTGAGGAGTTTAACTTCTGTGAATTGTAAATTCAAAACTATTGCTGGTACTTGAATCATGTCACCAGTATATGATTTGAATGATGTATACTGATTATCTGGAGTATAGTTAACAGAAACACCAGAACATACAGTATCGGTCATTTTATAATGTAATCTTGTAGCTGGTTCATCATCATCATTAAATTCATTAGCATCTGGATTTATACGAACATAATCTAACTTATAATGATCGGGTAATTCAAAGAATCTATTAGATAAATTATCAATATCACCAAGAACATCTTTAAATTCCTTATTAGCATTTTCTTGAAGTGGATTTAGCGTTACATCTTCTGTTCCAGATCCATTTGCCTTATTTTGTTTCTGAGTTTTTGATGAAAATGTTCCCGCATTACCAAATACTGTTCCACCTGATCCGCTAACAACAGGATGAGCACCAACTTTTACATACTGGATTATATCATTAATCATTTTTGCTTCCTTAAAATTTCTTGCAAGCATTTTAATAGCAAAACTATGATTTCTAAAATTCATTTGTTGGAATAACTGCTCAGTATATGGGTTAAATACTTTTCCTGTGAGTAAACCTTGTAAAGAATTAGCATCTAACTGACCTTGAGTTCCAAAGAATCCAGAAATAGCATTAGCACCTTGAGCAACTGCAGATGCAGCAAATTCTGGTAAAATTGCTGCAGCAGCTTGTTGAAGTGATCCTGCTAAAGTTTCAAAACTATCGCTACCCAATGCTTTTAGTGCTGCAGCACCACCAACACCTAGATTTACTTGACGATATACTGGTTGATATTGTGCATTAATTCCTGGTGGTATAGCGATATAACATGAACTTCTATGAAAACTTCTTTCTGCAGTCGCTGTATTTGTTATAAAACCTGAGTTTGAACCATAAAAAGCACCAGTTCTACCACCACCAGAACTTCCAAACTTATACTTAGTTCTTTTTCTTTGTATTCTAAGGTAATCTGTAGCACCAGTAGAGCCAGTTGCATCGTCTCCAATGAAGTCTTCATTAGATGCAACGGGTGCTTTCAGAGGGTATCTCAAAGTTACGGGATATTCGTTGTTATCAGCAAATGCCATTTGAGCCTAAATTGCCTAAATATTATGTGGTCTTTATGTATTTATGCGTTATCAAGGAAAATATAGACCTTCCTTTCCTAGGAAGTACAAAGGTGACCCAAATAATGTCGTTTATAGGTCTTCATGGGAGTATAAATTTATGAAATGGTGTGATTTTACTCCTTCTATCCAAGAATGGGGTAGTGAAGAGATCATCATTCCATACATTTCTCCTGTTGATGGCAAAAGGCACAGATACTTTCCAGATTTTTATGTAAAAATCCAGAATCGTAAGTATTTAGTTGAGGTCAAACCATTTAGACAAACTATGGAACCTAAAACACAAAAAAGGATTACAAAACGCTATATTAATGAAGTTGTCACATGGAGTGTCAACAGAGCAAAGTGGAAAGCAGCAACAGAGTTTTGTAAAGACCAAAACTGGGAGTTTAAATTAATTACAGAAAAGGAACTTAAAGTCTAATGGCATTAACTCAAGGCAATCTACAGGCAGCACAATATCCTTCGTATCAGGAATTTCTTGCATTTTCAAAGCAACAGGATAATCATCCGAGTTTTGGTAACTTATTTTCTGTTCACTTTGCAAGTCCAAGAGTTTTACAAAACACTGATAATATACAAGGAGGAAGTAAATCAAAGAATTTGATTTCAGAAACGGGTGATCTATCAAAACTCTTAAATTTTTACTGTCAGTCAGTTAACTTACCAAGTAAACAGGTAACTACTGGTGCTGTGACTAATGTTGGTTCTGCTACAAAGTACGCTACATCAGCAGCATATAGTCAGTTAAATATGACTTTTATCATGCCTCAATCTCAATATACCCGTGCATATTTTGAAAGATGGGTTAGTAGAATGGTTCCTGATTCAAATCAATATGTAGATTTCTTTGATAACTATGTTTGTCCTAGTATAAGAGTATATAAGTTTGAAAGAGGAAATGGTGACTTAGTTAATAATGATCCTGATATGATTACTGCATTGAGAGAATCTGGAACTCCTATATTGATTGCTAAAAAATACAGAATAACCTCTATAATTGATATTCGTAACGCTTTTCCATATAATATTGGATCTGTGCAGTTAAACAACGATGCTTCAAGAGCAATGACATTGACTGTTGGATTTTTATATGAGCGATATCGTGTTACTACAGCTCAAGAATTTACTGATGAAGGTAAATTCAAGCATCAAGGTAAGAATGCAGCAAGGTTTGCACAACCACTGCGTGTCAATTCTGGAATTCTCTTCCAGTAAGCACCTAAATAAAATTACTGAATTGAAATATAAATTTCATGGCATTACCAAAACTGAATGTACCAAAGTACAAATTAAAGTTACCTTCTGATGGTAGAACTGTTAACTTTAGACCTTTTCTAGTAAAAGAGGAAAAACTTCTTTTGATGGCAACTGAGTCTGGTGAACAGTCAGAATTAATTTCGGCAGTTACTGATATCATCAAAGCTTGCACAGATGTGCAAGATGTTGATAAACTACCGACTTTTGATATTGAATATCTCTTCTTACAGATTAGAACTAAATCTGTTGGTGAAACTATCAAGTTGACAGTGACTTGCCCTGATGATGGCGAGACACCTGTTGAAGTATCAATCCCTCTTGACGAAATCAAAGTTGCTAAAACTAGAGGACATAAAAAGGATTTAAAAGTTTCTAGTGATGTAACTATCACTATGGGATATCCAAAACTTGATACTTTTGTTAGTATGAACTTCCAAGAAGGTGATTCACCTGGTATGGATCAAGTATTTGATATGGCAGCAAGTTGTTTAGAAACAATCTCTGATGCTGAACAAGTATATGACTGTTCTGATACACCTAAGAAAGAGATTTTAGATTTCTTTGATCAGATGGACACAAAACAGTTCACTATGATTCAAAATTTCTTTGAAACCATGCCTAAACTACAGCATAAACTCAAGGTTACAAATCCAAATACTAATGTAGAAAGTGAGGTCGTATTGGAGGGTTTAGCGAGTTTTTTCGCCTAGCACTCCTTCATCAAGACCTAAAGGGTTATTTTGAAAGCAACTTTGCTTTGATTCATCATCATAAATGGGATATGCAATACATTGACAATCTCATGCCTTGGGAAAAAGAGATATATGTTACTCTCTTAGTGAATTTCCTAAAAGAAGAAGAAAAACGAATGAAGGAGCAGCAAGCAAAAGGTGGCTAAAATACAAGTCTATAAGTTTGTTAATTATGGTGCAATCAGATCGACTGCTCCAACAGTTGTTGCAGCCAAACAATCTTTGCTTGCTACTAATAGATTAGGAAAAACTATACATTCCGTTGGTAAAGAAGTTGTAGATATTAATAAACTTACGTCTTTAAGACTAAAGACGATGGAGAAAGCTGATATTGCGGAGAGAAGAGCAAAAAGAAGACAGATGGATCAGGAGGCAGAGGAACTCCAAGAAAGTATAGCAGGTAAAAAGAATCTATCAGAGTATTTTAAAAAGAAAAGTAAACTTAGATATAAAAAATCAGATTTTGGTGCTGGCATCTCAAAGATGATGAAGGGTGCTTTTGGATGGGTACAACCTCTTTTAGGACCTTTTGTTTCACTGTTTACGAAACTTGGTGCAACTCTTTTCATGAAAGAGTTACTTGAGTGGGCAAGTGACGAATCAAATATTGAAGCAATGACTGTCTTTTTAGAGAAGACAGCATTTGTATTTGAAAAGATATATGGTTTTGGTGAATGGATTATTAAAGATAATCTGCTAGATGGTTTTGATAAAC